CTGCTCAAGGGGAAGTAAGATGACCCCAAAACAGGAGCGGTTTGTTGCTGAGTATCTAGCTAACGGACTGAACGCTACAAAGGCCGCAATATCAGCAGGTTACAGCGAGAAAAATGCGGACACTGAAGGCGCTCGACTGCTGGTAAATGTCAAGGTGGCAGCAGAAATCAGCAAGAAGACGCAGAAAGTGATGGATAAGCTCGACATTTCAGTTGAACGCACACTGGATATGGTTGGCCGCTTGGCGTTCTTTGACCCAATCGCGCTGTTTGAATCTGACGGCTCGATGAAGCAGATCAAGGACATTGACCCTGAATCGCGTTCGGTGATTGCCGGCATGGAAGTTACTGACATATTCGACTCAGGCGAGGGTGAGCAAAAGAGCATTATCGGCAACCTGAAGAAGATCAAGCTTTCAGACCGGCTGAGCGCACTGGACAAGCTGATGCGGTATCACGCGCTTTACCGTGACAAGGCTGAGATTGAAGTGACGGTTATTAAGCGAGTAGTAAGCGATCTCTGAGGAGGGTGCATGGCAATCCTGAGCGCAGCAAAGCGTAAGAAGCTACCAGCGGACGAGTTTGCGGGCACTGGCAAGAGCTATCCAATCCCTGACGCCAATCACGGCCGCGCCGCGCTGTCGATGCTGCACAATGCACCGGCAAGCGAGCAGTCGACGATCAAGGCGAAGGTGAAGAAGAAGTTTCCGGGGATCAAGTAGATGACTCAAGAGCAGGTAGCCCAGAAGCTGGCGGATTGGCTTATCGAACATGCCGGATATACCTATGACGAGACGCAATTGAGCGACTTCGGTATTGATGGTGGTGTGGATCTTATGGATCTGGCGATCTTTGTCATGGATACGCTCCCCGAGTTATATCCGAAGGGCATCAAGTAGTGCAGATTGGGCCGTGGGGCACGGTTGAGGACTACGCCAAGTTTCTGGATGAGCGTCCTGACTGGAGTCCTATTCTGGATAAGGATGGACGCGTGATTGGCGTGAAGTCTCCTGGCTTCGATGATGTAGGCGATGCCGACGCAAACGATTGAGGACATTCGGCTCTCGGAGCTAATCAACCCCAGCCCAAAGCAGCTTGAATGCTTCAAGGCGACCGATAAGTACCGCTTCACGCTGTACGGTGGTGCCGCTGGTGGCGGAAAGTCTTACGTTCTGCGCTGGTGGTTGCTTAGGCAGCTCATTAAACGGTATGAGCAAACTGGAATCGCGGGATTGGTCGCTGGGTTGTTCAGCATGGACTACCCAACGCTGCAGGACCGACAGATCAGCAAGATCGCCAAAGAGTTTCCCGAATGGCTTGGAAAGATTCAGCGCACAGAGAAGGAAGGGTTGAACTTCTTTCTGAAGCCTGAGTTTGGTGGAGGAAAGATTGCCTTACGTAATCTTGCTGATCCTGCTAGTTATAAATCTGCTGAGTTCTGCGATATTGCTGTCGAAGAGCTTTCCGAAAACAAGCGGGATGTGTTTGAGGATCTACTTCTCTTTCGACTCCGTACGCCAGGCGTGGATCGGCCGTGCTTCTTGGGCGGCACCAACCCCACTGGAGTGGGTATGCAGTGGATCAAAGGCTTGTGGGTAGACCGCAAGTTCCCCAAAGAGCTAGAGCATCTGCAGCACGAGTTCCACTACGTGCCGGCGCTGCTGCAGGACAATCCTCACCTTGGCACCGAGTACCGCGATTCGCTCAGAGGCTTGCCAGAGAAGAAGCGGAGGGCATTGCTTGATGGCGACTGGACAGTACCAGAGGGGCAGTATTTCACTAACTTTGAGCGGAACGAGCGCTGCGTCCATCCCTCCGTCTTGGCTCAACTCGTTAAGCCGTGGTGGCCTCGGTGGATCTCGCAAGACTGGGGATTCAAGCACCATAGTCCCGTTCACTGGCACACTGTCGGTGATGTTACGCCGGAAGATGCTGCGGAGCATCTTGGTCGCAAGTGGGACATCACTAAAAAGTGTGTGTTTACGTACCGGGAGCATGTCGTTAGTCTAGCCGACGACGGAATCTCTGAAGAGCAATGGGCCGAGCAAGTAGTTTCGCTGAACAAGGGGGAAGTCCTGAAGCGCTTCTTCCTGAGCTCTGACGCATTCGCTGAGAAGTCCAGCATGAACACGCCCGCGCAAGTCATTGGCGCGGTGATGAAGAAGAACCAAATGCCACAGCCTGAAAAGGCCAACATGAAGCCTGGGGCACGTTTGGCGGGCTGGCGTTTCATGTATCAGCTTATCGCAAACGACACGTGGTTTATCTCTGATCGCTGTCCGCTGGCCCTCGACGCCGTTCCTTCTGCCGAATACGACTCAGACAAGGGCGAAGAGGACGTGCTGAAGACAGATCACATCTTTGACGACGTGCTGGATGAGCTTCGTTACGGCTTGGCAGACATGCTGAACAGCAAGGGCGAGCCGTGGCAACACAAGCTGGAAGCTGCCGTGTCTCAGGCCTACAAAGAGGGCGGCGGCACGAAGGCACACATGGTTCACCTGCAAATGTTGGACAAGGTGAAGGTAAAGCAGAAGTTCGGAAGGCAATACTAAGGAGAATTATATGAGCAACGCTGAAATCCACGCACGCGTAAACGCCTGCATCCTTGAGCTCGAAGCCATCTCGGCCACCGGCACGCACACCATCGTTGATCACTTGAAGGCGATCCGCAGCGAAACCGCTCCTTTTAATGGCTCCGGTTCTGAGCGCTACGAAGCTGGCGACTGGACGCAGAGTGAAGGCGAAGGCCTGACCGACGACGTTAGCGCCAAGGACATCACAACCCTTTCTGAGGATGGGCCTGCGACCCCGCTTGTTACCGAAGAAAAGGAGTAGGGTGACCCTCTTCATCATCAAGAAGTTCTATGACTACGATGGCAGTAAGCAGGTGTCGAACGGCCTGAAGTCCTCCGCCCGCTTCGTGGTGGACATGCTGCTGGCTGAAGGATTCCTGGCCGCGATCGCAGAGGCTGACGATGCAAACTGCATCGATCGCATCGTCACGCAATATCGTCCGCGAAAGGTTGTCATCGAAGCGTTATGGGTGACGCCGGCCAAGTTTGCGGAGTTGCAGAAGCTGCACCCGTCGATTGAATGGACTGTGCGGATTCACTCGGAGATCCCGTTCCTCGCCAATGAGGGTGTCGCGATTGAGTGGATCGTAAATTACTTCGCGCAGAATATTGCAGTTGCATTCAACTCGGACGAGACGGCGCAGGACTTTCAACTGCTTGGGTTCAGCAAATACCTACCGAACTTCTACCCGCAGCGCAAGCCACGGCCGCTCAAGTTTATGACGCACACGTTGAACGTGGGGTGTTTCGGCGCCATCCGTCCAATGAAGAATCAACTCATCCAGGCTTTTGCGGCGATCTCCTTTGCCGAGCAGCAGGGGTGCAAGCTCGTGTTCCACATGAATGGCTCCAGGGTTGAGCAGCAAGGGGCGAACGCCCTCCGTCAAATCTCGGCGCTGTTCGAAGCTACGCATCACCGTCTTGTCATTCATCCATGGCTGGAGCATGACGAATTCCTTGAGCTGGTCGCAACGATGGACATCTGTCTTCAGGCTTCGCTAACGGAGAGCTTCAACATCGTCTCCGCGGACGCTGTGAGCATGGGCGTTCCGCTTGTTGGATCAGACGCGATTAGTTGGTTACCGAAGCGTTCGAAAGCCAAGGCGGATTCAGTTCAATCGATCATGGCAGCGATGGGCCGGGCGGATCAGTCGATGGTTCACATGAATCAGGATGCGTTGGAGCGGTTTCTGGAAGACGCAAAGGATGCATGGACTGTTTGGATGGAGGCAGCATGAAGCACTGGCTCATTAGTCTAATTCGGCTTGCCATCCGCGAGGAGCTATCCGCGCAGTTGCGCATCATGGAAGACAAACTCATACGCGTCGAGACCTGCATCACGACCGCGGCAACGCGCGTGAAGGAAAAGGAAGAAGCGAAGCATCCGGCACGTCCTCGCAATTGGTCCGAAGCGAAAGAACGTCTCGAGAGTGGTGCGCAAGTTGGCTGAAGTTCTAGAACCAGAAGATATAAAGACTAAGGACGAGGACGAAGGCAAGCTTTCCGAAGCTGCACGCTCTGCGATCGAGGAGCTAGTCAAGTCTTGCATGAAAGAGGACATTGCTTCCCGCCGCGCAGAAGTGCGTAAAGCTTGGGAGCAGCGCTGCTTCAAGAATGGCAATCAGTACATGTGGTACGACGAGACCACGCACTGCTTCATGCAGCCTGGCGCGAGTTCTCAAGAGCTTCCGCGCTTCATGGACGTTTACAACATCTACACGCCACACTGGAGGAGCTTTGTATCGATTCTTAGCCAGAATCCTCCTGGTGTTACGTTTGTGCCAGATGATCTTCAGGTAGGGCGCGACGTCACCGCAGCCGCCTATGCAGAGAAGATGCGCCACCGCGTTGACCGCATCGTTCACATGAAGGACAGGCAGATGGAGGCCGCAAACCTCTTCTGCACCGACGGCCGCACGATCGCTTGGACGCGCCTCGACGATGAAAAGAAGTTGACAGTAACGATGCATGGCGTTCTTGAATCCAAAGTCCCCATATTTATCAAGGACATGAAGGAGTGGGGATACGCTGTTCTGTCAGGCGAGTACGACAAGTGGGAGATGAAGGACGAGTTTCCCGACTTCGCCGATGACATTGAAGGCATTGGAGCCAGCACCGGCGAGTCGAACTTCGAACGCTACGCACGCCTGAACGTGCTGGGGAATCGCAAAGGTGGATATGATACTGACGGATTCAAGAACCTCGTCACGAAGCATGAGGCATGGATCCGACCATCGCGGTATCGCAAAGCTGAGGATGAAGCGCAGAAAGAGCTAAAGTCTGCATTCCCCGATGGGTTCCACGCCACGCTTATCTCTGGCAAGTGCGTCGACGTCGTGGCGGGAAAGATTGAAGACGGGCTCAGGGTTCAATGGCCGGCGCCGGGTGAAGGTCAGTCACGTCCTTCGATGCTGCATGATCTTGTGCCGATTCAGCAGGCCTTCAACGATGCGTTGAACATGATTCGGGAACATGGCGAGTATTCGATCCCGGCGCGGTGGGTTAGCGACACGGTTGACTCTGAATCGATTGCGGAGCAGATTTCGGCGCCTGGCGTGACGCATCAGATTGCGGTACCGTCTGGCGCTTCAATCAATGACCTAGTATTCACGGAAGAGCCGCTATCGCTTCCAGCAGAGTTGGTTGCCAATGTGGACCGCTTGCTGACGCTGGCAGAATTCACAACCGGCGATCTCCCCAGCTTGTACGGCAACGGCACGCCGGACCAGGAGACGGCATCGGGGCAAAAGATGCTATCCGACCAAGCCAAGGGACAGCTTTCA